ATATAACAACTGTAGGCTGTGATGTATAGCCACTACCAATAGAATCCATTTCAATTCTAGCAACTGAAGTTGGTTGAAGAACATATTTACCAGTAGCAGTAACATTACTTACTAAAGGTATACCAAGATTATCTACAGATGTTGGTGGATCAAATAATATTCCTGGTGGTGTGGAATATTTTTTAGTTGTATCTGGAACAACATTAATATTAGCAATCTTAGATAAATTTGGATTTGCTGCGACATTAGCAAAGGCAGAAGAATAATTAGCTCCAGCATTTGTAATAGTAGCTCCATTAATTCTACCTTTAGCATCAATAGTACATGTAACAGTTGCTTGTGTTATTGTTTGTCCAGTTTGTTCTACACCATTAACTACAATCGTTGGAGCAACGGTATATCCAAATCCAGCATCAGCGATTTCAACTGCTGTTACTGTATTAGCTCCGGTACCACTTTGTGGAACTGTTAAAGATAATCTTCCTGATCTATGAACATCGATATATGTGAATGGAAGATATTGTGAAGCAAACATTTTAACAATTAATGGAATATCTTCAAGTCCAATTACGCCTGGCTGTAAATCTGGCATAGATGATAATGTAAATCTATTTGTTCTTCCATAACCAAAATAGCTTTCACCTGTCAATTGATTATGCTTAGGACCACCAACATATCGTAATTCTTTTAGAAGTTTTTGATCATCACCTAGTTCATCGCGAGTAGCAAATAACTGAATTAAAATTTCAGCAAAATATTTAAATCCGGCTGGATGAACTAATCGATTATAGAAGAAATCCCATGAAGATAAATTTTGACCAGTACGTATAAGATACGAGAATTTCTGATATCTCAGACTATCTTGAATTTTAATTGTATCTGATAAAAAGCCTTTCTTATCTAAATAGATACCACCCTTTGGAAGAGCTGGATTTACTTCCCAATTACCTGATGATGGAATAAGAGTTTCGTCCCATGGATATTCGACTTCAACTTCATCATCAAATAAAAGTCTAAAGAAAACTTCAATAGAATCTGATGAACCACGAATTTTATAATACTCTGTAATCGCTTTATAAAGATTTCTTTTATTAACTTGAATAGACCTAGGAACAACAGCAGCAATTTCTTTTTGTATAAGCTCTAGATATTGAGAAGATGTTTTATCAATATCCATAGATTCTTCAATCGTATTAAGAGCATATGAAGCGCCAGGACCAGCCCAGTATTTAATTGGCGTTACAAGAGAAGCTTTTTGTGTATTATAAGAATCTAGTCCAGTAACACTAAATGTCTTACCAATAGCAGAAGTAGATTTTGAAAGAGACCCTGGAAGATTATTACCATTTGTAATAAAAACGTTACTGGCATTCATTGAATGAGTAACAATATTTCCAGCGTCATCAGTTAGCGTAAGTACTGAGTTTGCGCCATCGTCATCAGTAAAGAAATGATCGTTTTCATTCTTAGGATCAATAACTCTAAATACTGCTTTACCATCTAATACAGTATCGGTATATGTCTCTGTCTCTTGATATATAAACTCTTCCAAGTTCATATAAGTATAATACGCTTCTAATAATAATTGTATACCACCAGAATTTTCTAATATCTCTGATGGTATTAACTCTTCAGTTCTTAAATTTTCTTTAGTCTTTGCTTTCGCAGAAGCTACTGATTGGATATATCCAGGTGAAGATAAATCCGACGAAAAGAGCGTATTATTAGGATTATGAGTTCCAGCCATCTTATCTGAGCCTTGAAGTGGTTGTATAATTAATTGTGCCCGAAGAACCTGATACAGAAATCGTATCGATACTTGGAGTAATTTGTACTCTTAATGGATCAATCGCAATTAATTGGTCTCTCTTTGGAGCTAAATCTAATGAATCTGGAACAACTGTAATTCTAATTGTATCAGCAGAATCATCGTCAGGAATAAAGTTATTTAAAGTAATTGTTCCAGCTGTTACATTAATAAGTCCGGCATCATTAATAACTGTTACATTGACTGAATTTACAACCTTATAAACTATAACTTGTCTATCAGTAGATCCACTAATTGGAATATCGCCAAAGAATACTTCTTCACCACCATATTTCCACATTGTTGAAGAGATAATAAAATTAGTAGAAGATCCTGAATTAAAGAATGGTGCTGTAAATTGTAAATTAAAATTGTTATCCTGTTGTGCAGCAAGTTTATTGGGAGTAATATTCATAAACATATATGGTCTTGCACTACTATTTTGAATAGAAGGATCAGCATTATCGATTGCTTTAAGTAATTGAGAATGTCTAAACACACCATCAAACTTATTAAGCTCGTTAAAGTTATAGTCTGATACAGTATCTCTTACAACAGATGTTAATTCAACAGGAGATCTATCTGTTAAGTTTGGATTATATTTAAATGATACGTCTAATTCTAGATATGTAAAATTAGGATCAACGATAACTGGAGTAATAGATACAACGCTTTTACCTTTAAGAATTGTATTCATGATTTCAGTTTTTTCGTTTTGAGTCAATGTTTCATTAACTAATGGTTTAATTGAAATATAAACAGCTCCATAATCTGGTGGATTATTATCTTCACCACCCCATGTAGAGATAGAATTAATATTTGTAAACTCTTTCTTGATGATTGCTCTGTAATCGTCTGATGTTACAGCTCTATTCTGTGAGGTAAATGTTAAGGGTGCGTTAAATCTTATAGATTCATTTGTTTCTTTTTCAGTACCACCTTGAGATTTAGCTAAAGTATTAATTGTAACATTTGAGTATCCACCAATGTTATCTACCATACTAAATACATTTGCGCCATTCGAATCTTCACCGTTTGTAAAGATATAATCTAGAGTTACAATATTATTGTTAAGAGGCTTCTTACCAGTTACGCCATCTCCAAAGTATACTTCGAAGTATTCATTCGAATTCTCTTGGAGATAGAATACTCTACTTGATGAATCAACATTAAGTAAAGATTCGAATTGAGTGTAGTTATCATATGAAGTGGATTGCTCATTAGCTTGAATAAGAACTCTTAATGTTGAGGTATCAGCATCGTCATCAGATATTTGATACTTCTGATTTTCAATATCATTATCAACTCTATATAAAAGCTTCTTACGAGTACCTTCTACAATAACAACATTATCAAAAGTAAATGTATTACCATCTCCAGAAATAACAGCAGATTGTTCATTAAGGACTACATATCTATAGTTTCTTCCGTCAACTTGAGTAGTCAGCTTAGCACCACGAGGAAGAGTTAGTGTAGATGGAATAACACCAGACTCTGCAGAGACGTCTACTGTAATTGTAATAGTAGCTCGAGGTGCTAGAACTGAACGGGGTATGTAACCTAAGAGCTTAGCACGAGTAACAATGTTACCACGTATCTGAGCTGAATCTAAGAATGCTTCGTTTAAAGCAAAGTGAGCAGTCATAGCATTATAATGTGTATTATAAGCAAGCACATCTAAAAGCGATGATAGACCAGATCCTTCAAAATCATGACTATTAAAAGCTGATTGTGTCTTTAAATAGTTCTTAAGATTCTTTTTAATCTGATCAAAATCAAGTTCAGTTACATTTAAATTAGTTGCCATATCTTATTACCTTAAACGTTTTAAAACGATCTCTACAGTTTCTTGAGTATCGTATTCTTTAATTCTAAATTTAACTAGAACTCTATATGAATTATTGTCTACTTCATCTACAATATTAATAAATATAAGTTCTACTCGTTGTTCGCCATCTACTATTGCTCTTGCTATATTTTCTCTTAAAGCTTGTTTTGTAATTTCATCTGCTGGTTCAAAGAGAAGAGCTCTCATATTAGCTCCAAGGCCAAGAGCAAAAGGCTTCTCATAGAAATTAGTTAAGAGTAAATTACGTACTGCGTATTTAATAGCTCTATCATCTTTTAATGGTATAATATCATTACGTATTGGATGAAGAGTTAAGTTAAGATCAAGATCAGTCCAAGGCTTCAACCGCGAAGCTGACTGTACGCGCTTAAGATCTCCAAGAACTCCACTTGGTTCAAGTGCTTGAGATGACTTATCTGATAAATTTGTAGTAGACATATAACTATTTATACCTCGCTGGTTGCTGCTTTCTTAGCTAAGTTGGGGTTTGCCTTTCTTCTTACTACATATTCACTACAGGCTGTATTAAAATCTTGAGCATCAGCATATAAATGTGGATTGGCATCTTTTACTAGGTTGTATGTTTCTTTACAAATCTGTCCTTCTTTTAAAAAATCCCAATTAGCATCAGGGTATTTAGAACTTAATGATTTTTGAGCTAATCTAAGTTCTTCTTTAGTTCTACTATGTTTTCTTAATTCATTATAATCACCACCACCTGCTTCGACTACCTCAATCCATAATTCTTCCCACGTAGAATCATAGAACTTTTTATTCTTTCTTTTAGATCCAAATCCTTTAAAAATTGCTCCAGCTTTAGGTCCAGCTGCCATATACTTTAAACTATTTCTATATGCGTTTGTCAAAAGCTTCATATTTAATTCTTCTAAATCTTTTTCGATTACGGGGGTGGGTTCCGGAGCTACAGGTGGTTCTTCTGGAACCTTAGGCTCAGCCGGTTGCTCTTTTACTGTACCATCTGGAGAAGCTTCAACATTTGGAACCAAAGCGCAAATATCAGCTTCGGCCTGAGTTTCTGCCTGAGCAAGTAATTCAGCTGGAGTCATATTAAGAAAATCAGCGTTTAAACCAAGGCCTTCTAATAAACCTTCTAAGGTTGGAACAGAAGCTCCAAACTTTTCTTTTATCTCAGCAATAGACTGAGCTTTATCAAATGGATTAGTAAGACCAGTAGCTTTACTTATTTTATCTTGTAGACTTTCAATTTCTGGTATCTCAGGCTTAAATGATTCTAAATCAGCTTTCATAGCATTTAATTTAGATTCCATAGCAGATAGCTGATCTTTACCACCAGCTAAGAGACTATCTAATTCTGCCTGTTTAGCTTTTAAATTATCTAAAGCTTTATTATTACCACATAAACTCATTTATATCTCCTCTTATGGACTAACATAATAATCTGCGTTTGCGTCCGAAGATTGGTCTAAACATGTATTATTATTCCAATCAAAATATGTACAACTACCTTTACTCGCAATAGCATCTGCTGCAGTGGCTGGAGTTCCTTGACTTCCACCGCCACCATTAGCAAATACATTAGTTGAAGAAGTAGCTGCGCTATTTGCAACCCAACTACCATGGCCGCCAGTACTATCACCTAATCGATGAACACCAATACTATTTACTTTTACATTACTACTTTTACCAACAGCAGGATCTCCACATGCTGTAGAATCTCCTTCTCTTATAACATCCTTACTATTAACCTTTACGTTAGAAGAACCAGATGCATAAGCTGTCTTATGAAACGGACTGGGCGTAGGACTTGCGTGTCCTGCGTGTGAATCTCCTTTCCTAACTATTCCTGGCATATGTTATCCTATGGGTTAAGATCAATTGTTGGAGCAACGATCGTAACATTACCACTTGCAGTAGTATTTTGAGTACTGCTATAAGTTTCAGTCACAGCACCAGTAACATTTGAATTAAGAGTATTACCGTAAGTCTCTGTGACAGCTCCATCAATTGTTTCTGCAAGAGTACCAACAACACCGATTGTCTGATTTGTATTAACGCTTAATGTATAATCGGCTAAGGAGGTATGACTAAATGTACCAGCGTTCATAACACTCTTATTA